GGACGAGCCCGAGCCCAAGCCCAAGAAGAGACGGGGAAAGAGGGGGAAGAAGTCGACCGAGCCCGAGCCCGATGACGAGGACGAGGACGAGGACGAGCCCGAGGACGATGGTGATGCAAAACCGCCAAAGGGAAAAAGGCCGGCAACAAAACGGAAGGGAAAGAAGATCAGCCGGTGGGTTGCTGCCTGTATGGCTGTTGGGACAATGGATGGCCCGATGACAATCGATGCCCTCGCCGAGAAGGCCAACAAGACCTATGTCGATGGTGGGGGTCGGGAGGACATCAGGCTTGTCAAATTGGCGGTCTCAAATGTTGTCAATGCGGCTGTCCATCTTGGAGTGAGGGAGAAGGACGGCAAAAAAGTCAACTGTCTCTGATGCTGTGTGGTGGGGGTGGAGCGGGCTATCAGCCGTTTTGGTTGATGCCCGCCATGCCCTTTTGCAGGGGATTTACCATGCTGATACTTTCGAGAAAATGTACCCAGAGGATTTACATCGGTGACAACATCATCGTGACAGTTGTCGAGGTACGTGGTGAGAAGGTGCGGATCGGGATCGAAGCCCCCGCAGAAGTCCCGGTGCATCGAGAAGAGATCTACAAACAGATAAAAGAATCCGAGAAGGGGGATGCGTGATGCTCATATTGCGAGAGGAATTTAGTCGGTTGCTGGAGGCAGTCCGTCCCGGTGTGTCATCTGTGCAGGGGGAGGATCAGAGTAACTGTGTCATTTTTAGCAGCGGGACTATGTTCACTTATGATGACATGGTTGCCTGCTCTGTAAAGAGCCCATTCGATTTTGAATGCGCCGTTCGGGCCGAGCCCCTGATTAAGTTGGTGGGCAAGCTGAAACAGAAGGAACTGGATGTCAGCTATTCAAAGGAGGACGGGGGCCTGTTGGTCAAGGCCAAGGGCAAGCGGGGGTGTGTGAGGGGTGAGGATGAGATCAAGCTAAAGGCAGAGGATCTTGAGGCCCCTGATGACTGGTCGAAGTTGGGAAAGGGGTTTGGGAAGGCCGTGGATTTGGTGTCTGAGTGTGTTGGTGTTGACGAGTCTGTGTTCTTGCTGACGTGTGTGCATATCACCCCTGGGTATGTCGAGGCATGCGACAACTATCAAGCATGCCGATACAGGATCAAAACGGATATAGGGGCATCCGTGCTATTACGGGGCAAGTCGCTGAAGTTGGCAATGGGGCTTGGTGCTTGCGAGATCAGCGTGACTGACAACTGGGTCCACTTTCGGAGTGCTCCTGGCCAGACACTATCAACTCGCCGTTATCTGGAGTCCTATCCGGATCTGGATCAGATTTTGGAAGAAACTGGACACGAGATGTCGTTTCCGACCAATATCGATGACATACTGTCGCGGTGTGTGGTGTTCAGTACTGAGAATCTTGGGGGCAATCATGTTGCTGTGCGCCTCAAGCACAATCTGATCGAAATCCGAGGTGATGGTGATTATGGTTGGTATGCAGAGCGGAAGGTGGTTGATTATGACGACAAGCCGCTGGGTTTTTTGATCCCGCCAAGCATCCTTGCTAGAGCTGCCGGTCAGAGTGTGTGTAAAATGAGTGAGTCCAAGCTGGCTGTGACAGAGGGTCGTTTTCATTATGTGACAAGCATCACGAAGGAACAAGATGGCACTGTTTGAGACGGCAGATTTGACCAGGATTAGTTCCCCCAGATGTGATGCGTGCAAATTACATAAGGGGTGCAAACACCCCAAGATGCCGCCCCATGGGGAGGGCAAGCGTGGGGTGTTGATTGTGGCGGAGGCACCAGGCCGGCAAGAGGACGAGCAGGGGATTCAGCTTATTGGAAAGGCTGGCCAGCGATTGCGGGAGACGATGAACGATTTGGGATGGAGTTTGGATGTTGATTGCTGGAAAACCAATGCGGTGATATGCCGACCGCCCGACAATAAAATGGACGTCAAGTTTGTTGATTATTGTCGGCCCAATTTAGACAGAGCAATCAGAGATCTGAATCCGCGAGTCATCGTTCTTCTTGGCCGGCATGCCACGGAATCTGTTGTGATGGGTGATTGGGGTGATAGTGCCTTTACTAGTCTGGATCGGTGGGTGGGGTGGACAATACCGTCGCAGAGTTTGAATGCGTGGATATGTCCGACGTGGCACCCGTCTTACTTGTTGCGGAGAAATAGCCCTGCACTCGATTTATGGTTCCAGCGGCATTTGAAGCAGGCCCTTGATTTGAGCGGTCGACCGTGGCCGGATGGCACGCCAAAATGGGAGAACAGCATAGACACATGTATGGACCCAGGTGTGGTGTCAGTGGCCCTCGATCGTTTGGTAGCAAACAAGAGGGCTATTGCATTTGACTACGAGACAGATCGATTAAAACCAGATCGGGACGATGCCCGGATTGTCTGTTGTGCAGTATCAGATGGCGAGTACACAATAGCATATCCATGGGTGGGTGACTGCGTTGATGCCACCAGCAGATTGCTGCGGAGTCCGGTGAAGAAGATAGCAGCAAATCTGAAATTCGAGACGAGGTGGTCACATCGTGTGCTTGGTCATGGTGTGAGAAACTGGTATTGGGATTGTATGCTGGCTAGCCATGTGCTTGATCAACGGAAGTCCATCACCAGTGTCAAGTTTCAGTCTTACGTGAGATTTGGCCAGCCCACATACAACAATGAGGTCAAGCCTTATCTGGAAGCAGCCGGCGGGGCCAATAGCCAGAACAGAGCGATGCAGTATTACCACGAGCACCCAGAGGCAATGCTCACCTATTGTGGCATGGATGCACTTCTTGAGCACAAGATATCGATGGACCAGATAGCTGAGATGGGAGAGCATCGATGAGATTGGAGGATACAGAAGAATACAAACTGGGCCGATGGGGTGAAACCAAGGTTTGTGAATTTCCTAAGCAGAGGTTGGCTTCACTGGGGGTGTTTGGGTGATCAACAAGCAACAACGCAGGTGTCTTAAGTGTGGCAAGATGTTTAAGTCGAGGGGGCCGGGAAACCGAATATGCCAGATCTGTGCCAACCAAAATAGATCTGTGCGTACTACGAACCGCTCTCATAATTTGGCGATTCGGAAGCCCAGCAACATAGGGACGAAAGATTGAGAACTGCAAAACCAACAAGTCGTGATGCTTACGATTTGGTGCATCAGGGATGTTTGGCCCTGGCCAAGGTTGAGCACGATGGAATGCGCATTGATGTCGAACGGCTGGATAGCACGATCAAAGACGTGTCGGATCAGATAAAGGTGGTTGAAAAGGAGCTGACCGGGAGCCCGATTTGGAGCGATCACTGGAGCCAAATATATGATAAGCCCAATCTCGGTAGTCGTGTGCAGTTGGGTGGTGTGTTGTTTAGTAGTGATGGGCAACGGAAGCCGGGCAATGGCTCTGATCATACCAAAAGACTCAAGGCACATGGATTGGGATTGATAGCGCCGAGCAGGACAAAAACTGGCAGACCGCAGATGACGGCTGATGTGCTGGATAAAATTGACTACAGTGAATTAGAGGAGAGCAAGCATGACGACGTGCTTGCTTTTATTGCTAAATATGTGCGCTTGGAAAAGCTGAAGAAACTTGATTCCACCTACCTCAAAAACGTGAAGCGAGAGACCGTCGATGGTTTTATGCACCCGTTTTTTAACTTGCATTTAGCCCGCACACATCGATCATCGTCAAACGCAATCAATTTTCAGAATGTTCCAATTCGTGATCCCCTCATTGGGAAATTGATACGCTCGTGTTTTGTGCCCCGGCCTGGGCATGTGCTGGTTGAGATTGATTATAGTGCCCTGGAGTTTCGTATTGCTGCTTGCTTCTGGGCCGATGAAAAAATGTGCAGATATGCTGCTGACCCATCCTTGGATATACACCGAGACTTGGCGGCTGAGATTTACAAGTTGCCGGCAGATGAAGTGCCGAAGAAGGTCCGGTTTTTTGGAAAAAACCAGTTTGTTTTCCCCATCCTTTATGGTTCTTACTACTGCAATTGTGCCCGCAATTTGTGGACCGTGATTGAAACGGATCATTTGGAGACACTGGATGGTCTTGGGCTGCGGGAGCATCTCAAACAGGTGGGCATCAAGTCGCTGGGTGCCTGTGATTCCAAGCTGAGCCCAAAGCCCAGGACTTTTGAGGCCCATGTGCAAAAAGTGGAGCAGCATTTCAATCGTAGGTTTCCGGAGTGGAGCAAGCGAAAGGACGAATGGTGGATGCGTTATCTGAAGCGAGGCTCGTTCCGGATGATGACGGGATTCGAGTGCAAGGGGGTTTTGGGACGTAACGATCTCTACAATTGGCCTATACAAGGACCGGCATTTCATTTGCTTCTCTGGTCCCTGATCCAGTTGGTGCGATGGCTAACAGAGAGAAGGATGAGGACGAAGATAGTTGGGCAAATTCACGACAGCATTGTTGCTGATGTCCACGAGGAAGAGCTGGATGATTACATTCAGAAGGCAAAGCAGGTGATGACTGAGGATGTGGTGGAGCACTACGATTGGATACGGGTGCCATTGGATATCGAGGTTGAGGTGGCCAAGACTTCATGGCACGAAAAGGAGGCAATTGAGATATGAGTCAGGAATTTTGGCTGAAGCATCGGCCTACCAGGTTGAGTGAAGTGGTGGGGCAGGCGGCTGCTGTGAAAAAGTTGCGGGGGTACATTGAGCACGGGGTGCCCCACTTTTTGCTTCTGACTGGTCCGAGTGGTGTTGGCAAGACTACGCTGGCACGTATTTTGAGGATTGCCTTGAAATGCGACGGTGGTGATTTCCGTGAATTGAATGCGGCTGATAATCGGGGCATAGATACTATCCGGGCGATCCGGAAGACGGTTGGTCTTGCACCTATGAACGATCGGAGCAAGTCGCGTGTTTGGCTGATTGATGAGGCCCATCAGCTAACTTCTGAGGCGCAGGGCAGTTTTCTGAAAATGCTGGAAGAGCCGCCGGATCATGCTTATTTTATTCTAGCTACAACCGACCCCCAACGATTGAAACGGACAATAATCACCCGAGCCTCCGTGGTTGAATTGCGGACCCTGACACTGGCAGAACTGAAGCAGTTGGTGGTGCGGGTGATCGACGAGGAGGGGATGGATGTTTCCAAAAAGGTGCAGACAAAGCTGTGTGAGTTGAGCGATGGATCACCACGGCAGGCCCTCGTTTTCCTTTATGCGCTTGTCGGTATTGGGGACGAGGAAGATCAGCTTGATGTGCTGCAGAGCGTCGATCCATCCCGTGATGTGAAGGAGATCTCCAAAGCGATGCTGTACGGGACGTCGTGGGTGGAGTTTGTTGCGATACTGAAGGGCATTGACGATTTGGATAGCAAGGCCGAGACAATCCGATGGATGGTGCTGGGGTACATGTCGGCTATTGCACTGAACGACAAGAAGAATGCGAAACGGGCTTGTCAGATAATCGACATTTTCAGTGATAACTTCTTCGACACCAAGAAGGCCGGCTTGATTCGTTGTTGCTACGAGGTTTTGGTTGGGGACATTCGCTAGGATTGTAGTATAAGGCGGAGGTTAAGTGCATGGCAAACCCAAGGATAAAAGTAGCTGTGGGGAGGACGTTCCAATTGCAGCAATTCGAGTCAGTGCGGATTGATGTGCAGTTGGGGGTGGATGTGCCTGTGAAGGATGATAAGCCATCCAAGCAGGAACTAGACAAGGTCTATGATCGTGTACGGGATTGGGTTACATCCAAGGTCGAACAGGAGGAGGCAGAATGGAAAACGTAACAAGTGACCAGGCGGTCAGGATCGATCCGCACAGTCTGGACAGCGAGTGGTTGAAGCAGCCTGGACTTGTGAAGCATTACGCAACCCTCCAGGCGGATGCCCGGCAGGATTACGAAGACGCCAATGTGAATCTGGATTTGGTCACAGCAGAGCTAGATAGGGATGTTCGGGCGAACCCCGAGAAGCACGGACTTGCAAAACCAACGGAGAAAAGCATAGCATCGGTAATACAGGTAAGTGACGCCTTTGCAGACGCCAAGCAGACGGTTATCGAGGCCCGGCATCACATGGACGTGGTCCAGGCTGTTGTGTCAGCGTTAGATCACAAAAAGAGGGCATTGGAGAAGTTGGTCGATTTGTTCCTTGCCGATTATTTCTCCAGACCGAGTGCGTCAGAGGAGAGCAAGGAGGATGTTGGTCGGATGGTGAAACGGTCGGCAAGGAGGAAGGGCATGCGGCGGGATGCGTAAGTAGTAAATCAACATTTATTTGGGAGGACTGCAATGGCACGTTCGAGAGCACGCAAGCGGGAGCGGGTTTCCGCCAGAAAGAGGCTGGAGACACACAAGAGTGGGTTTGTGATGACGTCGTTGAACGTTGATAAGGACGTCAAGTTTTTCAAAACGACTGCTGCTGGGGTGCGGCGGGTCGATGTGATTCCCTACCGCGCAGGAAAGGGCAATCCCGTCGCTGAAGAGGGTGAGTTGCATTTTGAGCGGACGTATTGGTCACATCGGGCCATCGGCCCCAACAACGAGAGCTATGTGTGTCGGGCGAAGACAGCCGGCTTGCCCTGTCCCGTCTGCGAGCACCGGGCAAAGTTGGCGGCGGACCCGAATGGTGACGAGGCGTTGGTCAAGCAGCTTGCGCCAAGGGAACGGCAACTGTGGAATGTGGTTGACGTGGATGACGATGATGGTGGTGTTCAGCTCTGGGATATTTCGTTTCACCTGTTTGGCAAGCTGCTCGACGCCGAGATTACAAATGCGGACGAAGACGAGGAGTACGAGTACTTTGCTGATCTGGAGGACGGCTATACGTTGAAGCTGGGATTTGAGGAGAAGAAATTTGGCCAGGGGCGTCCCTACTACGAGGTTGTCACGATTGGATTCAAGGCAAGGAAGCAGGGTTACGATGAAGATATTCTGGAGCAGGTTGTGTGTTTGGATGATGCCCTGATCATTCCGGATTACGATGAGCTTAAGAAAATCTTCTTGCAGATGGAGGATGCAGATGATGAACCGGACGAGCCCCCCAAGAGACGCAAGAGGCGGGCACCGAAGGATGAGGACGAGGACGAGGATGGTGATTTGCTGACTGCCGAGGAAGCGGGCATTGCCGAGGGTGACCTGGTGTCGCATGCCAAATTTGGTGATTGCGAGATTGTGCGAATTAGTAAGGATGGCACGTCCTTGGTGATTGAAGATGATGAGGGCAAGTCGCACAGGGCCGTTGCTGTGGCCGACGTTGACCTGGTTGGCGAACCGGGCGATGACCCAGAAGAAGACGATGAGGAGCAAGACAGGGGGCCCGTGGAGCCCAAGAGGCGACGGCGGGCACCGAAGGATGAGGACGAGGATGAGGATGATGATCCCCCCAAGAGGCGACGGCGGGCACCGAAGGATGAGGACGAGGATGAGGATGATGATCCCCCCAAGAGACGCAAGAGGCGGGCACCGAAGGATGAGGACGAGGATGAGGATGATGGCAAGAAGGAGGAGCGTTGGGACGATTGGGATTGATTGCCAGAACTGAACGAGGTGTGTTGTGAGCACAGATGAACTCAAGGCTGGTCTGCGTTCTAAAAGACGCAAGCAATCCCCGGAGAACGGATTGCTATCGACTGGCAGCACCCTTCTCAACCTGGCCTGTACTGGTCGGGTTGAGGGGGGGTTTTTGAAGGGTCACTATTACTTTTTTGTTGGTGATTCTGATTCTGGCAAAACATGGTTGAGCCTGACCTGTTTTGCGGAGGCGTGTCTCAACCCGGCATTCCTCGGTTATCGGTTGATATACGATGCCGTGGAGGGTGGTGCTTTGATGAACATCGAGCACTATTTTGGGAAGAGAGTTGCCGAGAGAATGGAGCCTCCCGAGGTGGATGATGGTGGTGAGGCTGTCAATAGCGATACAGCCGAATCGTTCTACTACCATGTGGCTGATGCGTTGGATTTTGGGAAGCCATTTGTCTACGTGTTGGATAGCCAGGATTCGTTGAGCAGCGATGCCGAGGTCGATAAGTTTGAGAAGCACCGAAAGGCATATCGTGGCGGTAAGGATGCAGCGGGGTCGTATGGGGACAACAAAGCAAAGTTGCACTCATCAAAGCTGAGGCGGTTGATGGGGCCCCTGCAGGAGACCGGGAGTATTTTGCTGATTTTGAATCAGACCCGTGACAGCTTCTCGATGTTTGAGCCGGCAACGTATTCTGGGGGACGAGCGCTTAAGTTCTATGCAACGCTGCAATTGTGGAGCAGAAGGGTTGGGGCAATCACGAAGACGTACCGCAAGAAGGAGCGGCAGCTTGGGATTGTAGCTCAGGTGCGGGTGAAGAAGAACCGTGTCACAGGGCGGGATCGTTCGGTCAAGATTCCAATTTATCACAGTTTTGGAATCGACGATGTGGGCTCGTGTGTGGATTATCTGATTAGCGAGGGGCGATGGGCGAAGACGAAGGGCGGGGTGATTACTGTGAAGGATTTGGGCCCATCATGGACTGGGAAGCACAACGAGGTGGTGAGCCGGATTGAAGAGGATGGAATGGAAGAGGACGTGGTGTCTCTTGTCGGAGAAACGTGGCAGGATATTGAGCGGGCATGCATCGTAAGTCGCAAATCCAGATATTCGGGGCAGTCATGAAAACCCGTCCCTGGTTGATTGTTGATGTCTCAAATTTAGCATACCGCAATTTTCATGCAATAGGCCGGTTGAGTTATGGGGGGCAAGCAACCGAGGTGATTTACGGTGTGCTGCGGGACGTGGTTGGTCTTTGTGATTTGCATCAGACAAACAGAGTGGTCTTCTGTTTTGATGGTGGCTACGACAAGCGCACCGATATTTACTATGGCTATAAGGCAAATCGACGGCAAGCAGTATCCGAAAGATCCGACGAGGACAAGGCTGCCAGACGGGAGATGCGTCGTCAGGTGTACCTGCTGCGGGCCCGATACCTGCCCCAGATTGGTTTTGGGAACGTGCTTTTTCAGGAGGGCTACGAGGCTGATGATTTGATAGCCTCCGTCTGTTTGCATAGTTTGGATGGTGATAGTGCAATCATAGTCAGCTCGGATTCCGATTTGTATCAACTGCTGAGTCCTGGGGTGTTTATTTGGAATCCGAGTTCAAGGAAGGCCATAAACAAGGAGTGGTTTACTGAAACGTACAGAGTAGCACCTGTCCAGTGGGCTGATGTCAAAGCGTTGGCTGGATGTAGGAGTGACAACATTCCTGGAATTTGGGGAGTAGGGGATATTACAGCAGCCAGATATCTGGCCGGCAATCTAAAGACAGCACACAAAGCGCATAGGGACATTGCTGAAAACAATGATTTGTGGGAGAGGAATTTGAGACTGACCCGTCTGCCGTTTCCTGGCACGGATAGATTTGATCTGGTGGTGGATGAGATAAAGACACACTCCTGGGATGGTTTTGTAAACTCGTTGGGGATGAGAAGTCTGATAGGAAGTTGTCCATGAATTTGATAAAAAACATACTGGCGGCTGACCCGGCTACTAAATTTGGATGGGCTCATTCGTGTGGGAATTCTGGAGTGTGGGATTTGTCAATCAAGCGGGACGAATCGGCAGGGATGAGACTCATTCGTTTATGGGGGAAATTGGAGGAGATCGAGAATGCGGTTGGTATTGATATTTTAGCATACGAAGCAGCCAGATTTGCTGCACAACGACCGGGGGCACAGGGAGCGTTGGTGGTGCAGGCGGAGATGCAGGGGCAGATTAAATCGTGGTGTGAGCGTCATGGTGTAGAATATAAGGGGTACAGCTCAACTGAGATCAAGAAGCATGCTACGGGCAAGGGGAATGCGAACAAGGAAGCCATGGTAAAAGCCGCCGAGGCCAGGTTTGCTGGTCGGCTGATAGATCACAACCATGCAGATGCCTTGTGGTTGTTGGATTTGGTGTGCAAGGAGTTTGGGGTGAGTAATGCTTGAGCGATTGCAGATAAAGAATTTTCAGAACCACGAGTTGAAACGAGTCCGATTTGACCCGCAGGTCACGGCCATTGTTGGCCCCAGTGATGCTGGCAAATCATCAATACTTCGAGCCTTAAAGTGGCTTGTGATGAATCGACCTCGGGGTGACGGGTTTGTTCGTCATGGTGAGAAAACATGCTCCGTTGATTTGTGGGTGGATAGTAGAAAAATCAGCAGGACCAGGGGACCAGACAACACGTACAGGATTGAGGGCAAAGAGCTGGCAGCGTTTGGCACAGATGTCCCAGAGGATGTGCAGAATGCAGTGAGGATGGATGATGTTAATTTCCAGGGACAACATGACCCTCCATTCTGGTTTGGCTTAACGCCGGGGGAGTTGGGGAAGAAGTTAAATGGGATTGTTGATCTCAGTTTGATAGACCACACAATGAAGCGGCTGTCGTCACGTTTGCGGTCTTTGAAAACGGAGAAAGCCGTTGTTGAAGAGCGTATTGGCGAGGCCGAAGTTGAGGTGGCAGGGTTTGATTGGGTGGATGATGCGTCTGATGATTTTGATGAGCTGGTAGCTTTGAAGGGCGATGCGTCAAAGCGAGCTGGTGATAGAGATCGCGTTTCTTTTTTGTTGGTACAGGCTCATCACCACAAAGGGCTGCTGGATCGGGCTTCTGCCATGGTACAGGATGCTGCTAGTTTGTTTCAATTGGGTGAACGGGCTGCAGAATACGATGATCAACATGAACGGATGATCGACCTGGTCGAGGAGGCCGAGGGATACACCGAAGTCTTGGGTGTATCTGTGCCAACAGAGGCCGATCTTGAGGGGGCTGTTTGGCATGAAGTGGAGATTGCGGAGACAAAAACGAATCAAGTAGAGCGGCTGGCCGTTTTGGTCAGTGGGGCTTTGGGGCACAGAAGAAAGGCGGCTGAGTACGACGCAGAATTGTGCGATTTGGTGGAGGAGCTGGACGAGGAACTGGAGGGTTTGTGCCCGGTGTGTGGCAGGCCCTGGACGCCAGACCATGGAGAAAGTGGCTGACATGAGCAAAGATGAGGTGTAGGTGAGACATGTTTTATTCGATCACTAATTTGTGTCCCAGAACCGATATCCAGATGTGCCGCCATGGCTTCACTATCAAGTTGTTTGAGGAATGGCAGGACATGGTAGCAGCCCGCAAGCACACTCAGAAACGTGTCAACCAAGCCATTGAGAGTATGGGGCGCATTTGGTTGGATGCCTGTGGTTTTGGGCTGGTGTTTGATCCGGACAATTGTGGGATTGATGCCGTACCAAATAGGGCTCCTGGACCTGATGCACGGCCGGCTTACATGCCTAACAGGGACCTGCGGGTGACTTGGGGTGATTGGGGACTTGAACATATCACAGTGCCGGGCAATGCGTGTGGGCTGGATTTGGATAGGGGGTTGGGAGCACCGAAGGGCGGCCGGGTGTTGTTGTCTCATAATGTAGATAGTTTGAATCAGAAACTTTTGCTGCTTGTGGTGTTTTGCTGGTTTGCAGAGGATTTGGCCACGTATTGGGAAGTGGAGGGGAAAAAGCCGGTCAAATGAAATTACGCATAGCAAAGAAGGTTTTGAAGGGCAAATTTGACCTCACTCGTTATGGCACACGACAGAAATACAGACCCCGTTATTATGGGAGGGGCACGTTCATTCGGGCTTGGCGACGGGCTCCAGAATATGCACGAGAGGTGGTTAGTGTTATTGTGACAGTCCGGAATAAGACGTTTGCAGAGATGAACTGTCATGAGCAGTTTTTGATGAGAAAGTGGCTGACATGAGCAAAGATGCAGTGGCCTTGTTGTGTGCCGATCTTCACCTGTGTCACACGCCGCCGGTAGCCAGGGCTGCCGAGCCCGATTGGTATAAGGCCATGTCTCGGGTGCTGGGGCAGTTGCGGGCGATGGCTAGGGGCTACCCCGATGCAGTGATTATCTGTGCCGGGGATTTGTTTGATCGATGGAATGTGTGCCCTGAGCTGATCAATTTTGCCCTGAATGAATTACCCCACATGGCAACTATTCCGGGGCAGCATGATATGCCACACCACAGCTTTGATAACATGCAAAAATCGGCATACACGACATTGGTACTCGAAGGGCTGATAGAAGATTTGACCATGTCACGAGGGTTTTGTGGTGCTGGCCAAGTGGAGGTTCATGGGTATCCGTGGGGTTTTGACATCAGTAAGGATCAGCTTGATGGTCATTATATGAATGTGGCTGTTATCCACAAGTACATCTGGAAGATTGGACAGGGCTACCCAGGAGCCCCAGAGGACAGCAAGGTCGGTGCTTACCGGGATCAGTTGAGGCCCTACGATGTTGCTGTGTTTGGCGATAACCACATGGGATTTACCAGCAGAGTGGCTGGGTGTCGTGTCTACAATTGTGGCTGTTTGATTCGACGCAAATCAAATGAGCGGGCATACAAGCCGTCTGTCGGTGTTTTGTTTGATGATGGGTCAGTGGAACGGGTCTATCTTGATGCCAGTGAGGATTTGTGGGTGGACGATGTGGGTGTTGGGGAGGTGGAGTCGGTGCGGGGGCTGGACGAATTTCTGGTTGAGCTTATTGGATTGAATGAAGACAGCCTGGATTTTCGGGATGCTATGAATCGTTTTGTGAGAGATAACAACGTGAGTGATGGTGTGCAAGATGCCATCCTGGATGCAATGGGAGATCAGGTGCAAGGATGAATCGGCTACCCAAATGTTATCGCTGCCACAAACAGCCGTGCGAGTGCGCCGACGGGATCACGCTTTACCACGCGGATTGCCGGGAGATCCTCCCG